TTATTCTGTTAAGTCATCGTCTTCATTATAGTTCCAATCAGAGGTATAAGGTGAATCTGCTGATTGAGATTGACGGAATTCTTCAGCAACCATAGTTTTATTAAATTCTGCTGTTGGGTCGATTGTGGTTACAAGATTTTCTAATTCTTCTAAAGAGGTATAAAAAAATTCTTTTCTCATATTAACTTTATTAACACGCTTGTCATTTAAAAGTTTGTGTAGAGTTCCTTCCAAGCCAACAGCATCATCTGAAAAAATAAAACTGTGAACGTCAAATTTAAATGGCACTGAGGCATCACCAAGTTCGTTAACTCTATCTTGGGGATTAAGTCGTCTTGTCATTCCTATCTTGAATACATTATCTCCAAATGAACCAAGATTACTAATTATGTATACGTTACCTGCTTTTCCGTTTGCAAGATTTGAAATTTCTTCCTTTTTTACTATTACATCAGCGAGTTGTGACTGAAGTTCAAGGATTCTTGCATTTAGTTTTTCTAATTCATCATCCTTTGCATCAGATAACAGTTTTTTAAGTTTTTCTAATTCTCCATTATATTTGGATTCCTCTTGCTCTACTTTTTTTCGTTCGGCTTCTAATGCTTTTCGTTCTTCAGCTTCCTGACGCATTTGTTCTCTTAGAGCTAATTGCTCTTGTCTAGATTGTTCTTTTTTTACATAATAGTTGTACTCTATTTTTACAGCATTGATAAATAAGTATTCAATTTCTCCAATGAATTTCGTTAGGGTACCGGCTATACTCTGATTGCCTTCGCCTGCAATTTTCAGATATTTTTGCGTGACAACTTTCACATCTGCAACAGACTTATCGAGTTTTTCATATTTAAGATTATATAAAATATTTTGTAACTCAGCACGAAGGGCAATGACCATAAGTTTATATATTGCTTGATTTGCTTTTGTGGTATACCTTGCGGAATATTGTTCAAGAAGAGAATTAATCTGTTTGTCGTTTTCACGATATGCTTTTCGTAAATCTTTCATATCCATGCAATGAAGTTTTAGCATAACAGAAGGGCTTAACTCTTCTAAAATAGTAATATCTTCTGGAGATAGCCTACAAGAATCATGAGTTGGCTCGTAGTTCAGGTAATTAGATAACGCATAATCAATTGCCTTCACTAATTCTTTTGAACGATTAAGTTTATTTGTTTGCGTTTTTGTATTCTTTGTAAGTTTCATGAGTTCAGATGAACTTGAATTTAATTTAGTTTGTAAATCCGACTCTTTTTCTTTTAATTCATCACAATGCCGATTTAGATCAGATATTTGTTTGTGCAGATCTGCTTCCATATTTAGACGTTTCTGATTATATTCATCATTTAATTTTCTAATCATATCTTGAATTTTGTAATAGTCAAAGGCGCCTAATTCTTCTAATTGCTTTTCCATGTTTTTATTGGATTTTATGAGTGCATCATTGTCTTGCTTTAGTTGAACGATTTCAGCTTTGAACTCTTTGATTTTGAAAATATCCCCAAATCCCATAAACTTTCCTCTTTTCGTAAGTATTTGCCCAATATCTATATGAACGCGGATGCGTTATTTATATTGTATGTGAAAATGTTGTTACGGTATATTTTCGTTATTCATTTAATCCAATACTGTCAGGAATAATATTAACAGTTATAGAGCCGGTATATGTAAATGTATTATTTTCATAATCTATTTTCATGCCAGAACTATTTATTATAGTACCATATGGTTCAAAACTGAAAGGAATTAAGGAACCAGATGTTCCCAAATAGCTATTTGGATTATGATTGATAATACTTCCTGTGACATCGTATTTAATCTCATATGGATATGGGATTTCGCGATAAGGTTCATTTTCATGGTTATATGCTTGGAATGTTGCTGTCTCTATTGTAAATGTTAACTCATCTTCAAAAACATAATTATATGGTAGCTCGAATGAAAGTGGGATTTCTAAACCATCCTCAATTAAAGGAGGAACAGGGGAGTCAGTCTCACTATTATTTGTTGGTTCTTCATTACCATTTGTAATATATTCTTCTGTAACATTTGTAATGTATTGATCAGGTTCTTGGCGGATAATAGTAGTTCCTTTATTTTGATCAAAATTAGATTCTATGCTAGCAATAATTGCTTGTTTAAGATCTTCTTTTTCAGCATTAGATATTTTAATGTCTTTAATTTTTGCATCAATGATAGAAGCAGTTTCTGATAATAATTCAGACTTTAAAGAATCATTATTATTATCTATCATTTGTTGAACTTCATCTTTTGTAAGGCTTGCAGATTTTTGGGATTCAGGTTCTTTAGAAGATGAACATGCAGTAAATGTAATGCATATCGTAAAAATAAGTAAAGTAGCTAAATTTTTCTTTTTCATATGGTCCCCTCTTTTATAAAATTTTGCCCAATATCTATGTTAACGCAGGTTGCGTTATTTTAATTTTTTTATTAATTAGTCATCTAAATCTATCTCAGACAAAAGTTGTATTAGGCGAAGCTTCTGGTCTTTTGACATTTGTTTACCATTCCGAGCAATTAATTGTTCAACATCGTCATAGTTGGGTTCTGCATTAACTTTTGATCCATCTGCTAATTTTTCTAATTCCTCAACTTTGATTCCGAGATTTTGACATATCACGATTACGTTATCTACACTGGATTTACCAATTCCAGTTCTTTTTAGCATTGTATATAGGCTTGTATAAGGAATACCACATTTTTCAGCAAATGAGCGTAAACTATAACCTTTTTGTTTTATGAGGTTTTCTAAAAATTCTTCTCGTTCCATTTTTTCACCACCTTCATTATAACTGCATTATATACGATTTTGCGAATAAAGTAAATGAAAAATATTCAAAAGCAAATATTTTAAGCAAGTATATTCGAAAAATATACGTTGTTGAAAATATTATTCTTGACAATGGACGCATGCGAGAATACAATGCAATTATAACATTCGCATCAGCAAATATTTAAAAGGAGGTAAATAGGAAATTGTACAATAATCTTTTAGAAGTTATGAAGTCTGAAAAAGTAACGTTTTCTCAAATGGGAGAATTACTTAACTGCAGGTATCAAACAGTTAGCGATATCGTAAATGGAAATACCCAAAAAGGGTTTTATTATGAGGATGCATGTAAAATACATAAAGTTTTCTTTCCTAAATATGATATCGAATATCTATTTAAGCGGATATAATACAAACAAATGTTCGATAAAAATAATATACTACGAATATATGTTTGTGTCAATGAGAGAAAGAGGTCAAATGAACGAGTTACAGATTTTTGAAAATGCCGAGTTCGGGCGGATACGGATTTGAAGAAGGAAAAGACTTTTGCTCAAAAATGAGCGAAACCTCTGCAAAGGGTGGCAGACCAGCATTAAATTCTGTGGCTTAAATTATGAGTGTATGTTTGTGTCGATGAAAAAGAGAGGTGTCAGGATCAAAGAAAAATAGAATCAAAAAATAAAGGAAACTCAGACAATCAGTAATACATATACATTTGTAATAGAAGGGAGTTGATAGATTGATTGCGATGGAGCGGAAATTCGGGAGCGCAGTATCATACATACATGATGATTCCTGTAAGAAACGCACAGAAAATGAGATAAGACAGATTGTTAAGAAAGTTTCAGAGCTGGTATATAACTCTGAGGTCGCAAAAGAGGAAACCGCTTAGGCGGTAACAGGAAAGGAGGACAAGCATGAGGGACTATAAAAAAGAGCTGGAAGAGTTAGAAGCAAAAGAGTCTGCAAAAGCAGCAGTTCTGTACACGCTGTTGTTCATCGGAGCAATGGTGGCCTGGAAGCTTATTTTTCGGCAATAAAAAAGAGTGCATAGGGCTGCAACCCGTTTATGCACTCAACAAAATTATACAACTTAATAATATAGTATTTGAGGAGGATTTGCAATGGATATGAAAGATTTATCTATGGAATCATTAAAAGAAAAGAATCTATTGTTGGTAAGTACAAAGGAATACAGAGATTTAATGGAACAAAGTATTCGATTAGATATAGCTGAGCAATATTTAGAAGGAGAGGGGCCAAGATACACTGATAATGCGCTGCTGTATATTTTGGGATTACATAAGATTGGGGTGGATGATATTGAATAACAACTTTGAAATAGAGAAAGAGATCGTGTCTATTCCGCCCAGAGGGGACAGCGCAGCGGATCATATCGAAGTAAACCTGCTGAGCTGGAATGACCGGAAGGCGAAGATCGATATTCGAAAATGGAGCAATGACGGGCATATACCGTTCCGTGGAATCCAGTTGACGAACGAAGAGGCTGCTGTGATTGCGCAGGAGATTCTAAAATATCTGGGGGTATGTGGAAATGTATAGAGGGATTGCAGGGAATAGGGGGATTACAGTATCTGATGAGGATGCATTCTTATATGCCCTGGAACAAATACAAAATGCAGATGATCAGTTAAAGAGGGATGTAGTTGAGATGTATTTTTCAGGTGATTTTCTCTATGAAAGAGAGGATGTAGAAGTATGAGCAGTAAAGAACAGTTAAAAGTGATACACACCGGTCTTGATCATGCACTGGATAAACAGGCGGAAGCATTGCCGCAGAATTTTAATAAGCATCGTTTTTTGCAGAACTGTATGACTGTCCTGCAGGACAATGATTTCTCGAAATGTGAGACAACTTCTGTGGTCAGGACGATGCTCAAGGGAGCATTTCTGGGTTTGGATTTCTTTAACAAAGAGTGTTATGCAATTCCTTATGGAACCAATGTACAGTTTCAGACAGATTACAAAGGGGAGATCAAACTCTGCAAGAAATATTCTATCAATCCGATTAAGGATATTTACGCAAAAGTTGTCCGGGAGGCAGATGAATTTGCGATGTGGGTAGAGGATGGTAAACAGCATGTTGTATTCAAACCTCTTCCTTTTAACGACAATGAAATAAGAGGGGCATTTGCAGTCTGCTATTTTACGGATGGAAGTATGCTGTGTGAAGCGATGTCAGTAAAAGAGATTGAATCTACAAGACAGAAATTCAGTAAGCAGCCGAATGGAAAAGCATGGAGAGACAGTACCGCTGAAATGTACAAGAAAACAGTACTGCGGCGTCTGTGTAAGAATATAGAACTGGATTTTGAGAGTATCGAACAAAAGTATGCTTTTGATGATGGAGCAGATTTTGATATGAATAAGGCTGCAGAAAAGCAGGAGGCGGAAGATGTCTTTGCGGTTGAAACGGAGGCTACAGTAGTAGAAGAGGATGGCACAGATGGAACTGAACAGCAGTAATTATTACAGCAGGGAAGCCAACAACGAGTATCTGTCTGTCAGCCAGTATAAAGATTTCTGCGGTACGCTTGGCAAGCCAGCCTGCGAGGCGGAAGCAATGGCCAAGCTTTCTGGTGAATGGGAACAGAAGAAAACGGACCCGCTGATGGTTGGTTCTTATGTGGATGCATATTTTGAAGGTTCCCTGGAACAGTTTATCAAGGAAAATCCAGAGGTATTTACCCGGAAGAAAGAGTTGAAAGCAAAGTATAAAAAGGCAGAAGATCTGATCGCAAGGATTGAAAGAGATCCGTTGTTCATGAAATATATGAGCGGAGAGAAACAGGTCATTATGACGGCAGAAATGTTCGGGGCAAAGTGGAAAATTAAGATGGACAGCTATCATCCTGGGAAATGTATTGTAGATTTAAAGGTCATGCGTAACATCCGGGAACCAAAGTGGACGAAGGACTTCGGAAACATGGATTTTACTCAGTACTGGGGTTATGACATCCAGGGGGCAGTGTATCAGGAAGTGGTATATCAAAATACAGGCAAACGACTGCCATTTTATATCGCGGCGATTTCCAAAGAGGAAGAGCCGGACATAGAGATCATACAGATTGACCACAGGCACTTGAAGGACAAGCTGATGGAAGTGGAACAGAACACGCGTAAGATTCTGGAATTGAAGGCTGGGGAATATGAGGCTATCCGGTGCGGGGTATGCAATTATTGCCGGCATACCAAGGTATTGGAGAAGCCGATCCATTTTAGTGAACTGCTTGGAGAGGTATGAGAGATAGTACAGGCAACGGCCTTGCTATAGAGTAACCCGTAAACAGCTTATGTTGGTGCAGATAATATATCACGATATTATAAGCCAGCGGTATTACATCCTGCTAAATGGGCAGGGAAGGAGGTATTAGAATGTTCAGATTTGAGATGTTCGGTATCTCCTTCGAAATCGGATCAGGTCACCACAATCCCGTAAAACGGAGTGGTTCATCAAATACAGACCGGAGGATAAGAAAAGAGATTGAGGAACTGAATAACCAGGGCTGGGTAGTGATTAATGTCGGTCAGGGTTATTACATACCGTATCCGGGTGATCCGGTGGATGTGAAGGAGTATAACGAATATATCAGGAAAGAAAAAGCAAGGGCAAGGAAGATCCTGAAAAAGGTTCTGGCAATGCAGCTTGCCTGGAAGAAGCGTTGTGAGGAATATGAAAATGAAAGGAAAGACAGTGCATGATAGAGCATAAATTTGTGATCAGAGGCACACTGCCGGGGCTGAATGATTATCTGAAGGCAGAGCGTAGTTTTTCAAGAAAACATAGTTGCGGCAATGACATGAAACAGCAGAACCAGTTTTTGATCTGCAATGCTATCAGGACGCAGTTAAAACGTCTCAGAATCGAAAATCCGGTTCATATCTCATACACTTACTATGAGCCAAACAAAAGACGGGATTTGGATAATATAGCGGGTGTTGCACATAAATTTGTACAGGACAGCCTTGTGAAATGCGGCGTTCTTGAGAACGATGGCTGGAGAAATATCAAGGGGTTCAGTGACCAGTTTTATGTAGACCGGAAGAATCCGCGGATTGAAGTCCTGCTGATTGAAGAGTAGGTGAGAAGATGGAAGGATGGGTGAAGTTTCACCGCAAAATGTTGGAGAATCCTATCATTTGTAAGGATGCTGAGACGTTTGCGATCTGGGGATATCTTCTTCTGAGTGCAACCCACAAGGAGTATACAGAATGGTTTGGAGGCAAGAAAATCGCCCTGAAACCTGGTCAATTAATCGTCGGAAGAAAGAAAATTGCAGAGGTTTTACGTGTTTCGGAAAGTAAAGTACAACGTACGCTAAAGCGTTTCGAAGATGAACACCAGATTGAACAGCAGACGAGTAACGCAAACCGCCTGATTACAATAGTTTCGTGGGAGTCATACCAGTATAGTGAACGGCAGACTGAACAGCCAGTGAACAGCCAGCGAACAACGAGTGAACAGCCAGTGAACACATACAAGAATGAAAGAATGAAAGAATGTAAGAAAGAAACATATAGTGCTTCTGACGAAGCTGACAGTTTTGCAGAACAATGCGCCATGATTCGGGATCTGTATAATTCCGTTTGCGGGTCATATCCCCGCCTGGTAAAGCTTTCTGAAAAACGGAAAAAGGCAATCAGGGCAAGGATGAATTCTGGGTATAGTGTTTTGGACTTTAAAACGCTCTTTGAGAAAGCAGAACAGTCGAGATTTTTAAAAGGCGGCAACGATCGGAACTGGACCGCAGACTTCGACTGGCTGATAACGGATAAATATATGCCGCGGGTGCTGGAAGGAAAATATGATGATGCATTGCAACAGCAGAAATCAAAGGCATCAAATAAATTCAACAACTTCCAAGGACGCAGTTATGATATGGACAGCCTGGAAAGGCAGCTACAGGGGAAATAGGGCGGAAAGGCAGGGAAAAATGAAATATTCAAACAGCAGTGGAAAACGCCGTGTAACGGGACACAGTGGCGGTAGTATGGATAAGTTCATCTTTGCAGGGACTAAGAAGAAAAGGAAGAAGGTAGGCAAGAAATGAAATGTCCAGTATGCGGCGGAAATACAAGAGTGATGGAGACAAGGGAGAACCAATGGGGAAATGAGCGTAAACGGGAATGTCTGGAATGCGGTATAAGGTTCATAACTCTTGAGAGAGTTACCAGGGAGTGTAAGAAATATGGAGGAAGAAGATAATGGGAGCTGTTTTGATTGGAGCGATATTTATGGCTGTTGCATTCGCAGCAGGGTTTGCAACCGGATATTGTGTAGGGCTGGAGAGAAGGAATGATGAGATATGAAATTGAGTATGCTCAATTCACGAAAGTAGTGGTTGAGGCAGAAAGCAGAGATGAGGCTGAGAGCATTGCAGCGGTTATGGATGGAGAAGATATTGCGGAACATGATCCGCATGAATATGTCGTCTGGAATATTATTCAGTTAAATTAAAATTTAGGAGGTGCGTTATGAGTAAAGCAGCAATAATCGTAGAGATGCCACAATGCTGTCATGAATGTAGATTTTGGTTCTCGAAAGCAACTGAGCCAGTTAAATATAGATGCATGGCGGCACAAAAATATATAGATAATTTGGGTGGTAAGCCAAATTGGTGTCCTCTTCGGGATCTGCCAGAAAGAAAGGCAGTAATTGGTATTGATGGTGCAACTGGGATAAAAGAATTAGAGTTGCATGGTCGGCAAAAAGGGTGGAACGCTTGTATTGATAAGATTTTAGACAATTAACGTTTACTTTAGCGGACTAAATCGGGCGGGCGACCGATCAAATTAGGATTTAGGAGGGAAAACAATGCCAGAAAAGTGGCTACAATGGAAAAATTCACAAGAGTGGGGAACCATATACTGCCCTATGCTTGGTTGTGATGTTATGACGTATTATCCAATAGGCGCACCTGCTTTTAACAGTTATACAGCACCATTTATTGATGATGAAGGGGATGTTTGTTATTACAAATACGACCATGATGAAGGTGCATGGGATGACAGCATGATTTGGGCGGGTGAGTATGAAGATGGGATGACATGTAGCTTTTAAACTGAAAAATTAAGGATTATCGAAAGAAGTGTGCGTCAGGACAGTGAACTTTCTGGTGTGTACCAGAATTGACTGATCTGCCCAATGACATGGGAACGGGAGAGCATAAATTAAGGATTTAAAGAGGAGCGAACAATGATAGGAATAATAACGGGAATAACTGATTCTGGAGCTATTGAATACTGCCCAAAGTGTGGAGAAAAAATATATAGGAGATATGCGGACGGAACAGTAGAATGCGAAGGATGTCATTATCGTTTTGGAGTGGTAGATTGTGATGATGATGAAACAGAGGTAGATTAAGTATTTTGTTGAGTTCAACAAAATGGTAGAAATCAACATTCACATTAGCAGAGTAGGAAGCAGATTATTCCTCTGCTTCCCCTACAATGTCTTCTAAGACACGAATCAGATCGTGAATATTATTAAGCTGTACATTTCGCTCTAAGATAATATTTTTTAGATCAATCGACAGTGTTTCAAATTTGTCCCGGACTTCCGGAGATACATAGGATGCCATATTATCACCTCGCTGGTAGTATGCGGGGAAAGTTAGAAAATTATACGAAAGGAGACGGAGCTATCCAAAAATAGTTTGTACATTGATAATTGAATATTGATGGTTGGTGGAGTACAATTGATTCATGGAGGAGTAATTGTATGAAAAGAACAGATGACTTTACGGATTTGTGCATGAAGTTAGAAAAAGGCTGTGGAAAGCAGTGCGAAAGAAACGAAATTAAATGTGCTCGCTTGGCAGTAAATGAATACATTAATGGTGATCATGACAGATATTTAAAGTTAAAAGTAGATGCAGAAGAATGTTTAGATACATTAGGTTTTAATGTTAGGACAATGGAGATTATCAATTTTGAAATAGTAAGCTTAACTTTTTTAACATTAGTTGCTGGGTCAGAAAAAATGAATTATATATTTTTATTTGCGTTTGTGTTGCTTCTAATTCATATAGGATTGGGAATGAAAAGATATACAAAGATTGGAAAATGGAGAAAGTACATTCTTGCAGTTTTAGACGAATGCAAAATATAATAGTGTTCAATTTGTTACCAACTATCAACATCCGATAGTTGGTTTTTTAATGCAATAAAAAGACTGCCGAGGGGGTGGCAGCCTTTCTGAAGGAAAAAGTTTATGAAAAAGTTTTGGGTTTGTTCTTTTGAACAATTACAAGTATACAGAGAGGTTGTGATCATTCTGTGACAGAAAATAGAAGATTTTATGAAGAGATCATAAAGAAAAAAGAAATAAATGAAATGGGGTGAGTAGATGGATAGAGGTAGGAGCAGGAAGGTGGTTCGTATGGATCAGGGGAAGGTGTATGATGCGATGGAGTCCAGGCCGCCAAGTGAAACAGCGGTAGAAGCGTTTAACAGGCCAGCATACCAGTCGATCAGTGTGTTGGAGTATATAACAAAGAAATATGGGATAGGGGGTGATTCCGGTGGAGATGACAAAACAGAAGCTGAAGCAGTACAGGGCACTTCTGAAGGAGCAGGAGCTGAATGATAAGGCAATAGATAAACTGTACGATCGTGCGGCAAAAGTTCCGGTTGTGCTTGGCAAGGTGGTCGGATCAAGCCCAAATTTCCCTTATACAGAGATTAGGACGACGGTGCAAATGGATGAGCCGAAGGAATCGGACGAAATTGGCCGAAGATTGCGGATTCGACAGGAGAGGAAAGAGCAGATCAGAGAAGCAGTGGTGGAGATCGAAGCGTTTATAGCTGCCATTCCGGATAGTGAAACCAGACAGATATTCGAGTCAGTATATCTGGAAGGAATCAAGATGTCGGAGATTGAAGGACTGACAAAGAGCGGTGTGTCAAAAAAAATAAGCAGATATCTAAAAGTGTCAACCCATTCAACAAAATAAGTGATATACTTATAATAGAACGATTAGAATAATCGATCAGTCATTTGTATTTCCCTCAAAATATATACTTAGAAGAACGTCTTACCTGCGGGTAGGACGTTTTTTAGTAATCGTGTACATTGACACTATCGAACAAATGTTCTATGATATAAATACACCACATACAAATAAAATTGATTACACAATTTGTTGATAATTGACAGAATATGGTATATTATTAAGAAAAGTGTCATGTTTTTTTAATGTAAAAGTATGTGGAGGGACAAAAATGGCATCTATGACAACAGAATTTTATAAAGTTGATTTAGTTAAACGTTCGAATGATCAAGAAGTTGACTATAAGCTTATAAGGAAGATTATCGGACGAGTTATCAGTAATCATTCAATGAGGAATGAGGGATATTTATCAATAGATTTATCCCCAAGCGTATCACCATCAAGTGTAGAGCCAAAGGAGATAATGGATATCTTTAATGATGATCAATACCTTTTTGGGCGAGTAGGGAGGAAAAAAGCTAATAATACAATAATAAAAAGAGATTATGGCACATTAAAAGCTGAAAGTGTTTTTGCGGATTATGAAATCCGGGATAAAGGAATAGAAATATTTACATTCTTTATCTTGGATTATGAAAAAGGTATTTTATCAGTCGTAAATACTAAAGGTGCTCCGAATTTTAAAGTATTGGATGCGCTACTCTTAAATTATTATCCTAAATATAAATTAGGATTTAGTAATATACCGAATGAAGATGGAATTGCAGTGCTATATGGTTCAAGATCACCAGAAATATCAAAGTTAGAATTTGAAATACCTGCACCTAATGCAGAATTCTTACAGGATGTGTTGGGACTGGATGAAGATATAATAAGGGACATGATTCAAGATAACGTGTATTCATCAGTTATCACATTAAAGGCTCCTGCGTATAATAAGTTACTAAGTAGTAAGGAAAAAATCAAAGAAGTGCTGGATATACTGATCGGAAAAAGACAGAATTTTTCTAAAGTACTTGTTAGGGGTAAATCGGAAAGTTTCGGGACCAGAAATTTTGATTTACATGCGAAATACTTCACATATCCGATTGAAATTAAAAAGTATAGGATTATTCAAGGAAAACAAGTAGAGTATTCATTGGTTGAATTGGTTGAACAGTTTAAGCACGGATTACATATGGCATATGAAAGTAATTATGATATAATAAATGCCATAGCAAATAGATAGGGAGTTGTTGTACAATGAGGTTTGTGTATAAACAAAATTATATTGTTAAACTTATTGTATTATCTATATTTTCAGGCATATTGTGTGTAGTGTCTCATATGATGAATTATAGTTTTATTTATATGCCAAGTAAAGACATTACAGGATATCATATCGATATTTTAACAGTTAATTCTATATTTTGTGGTTTTGCACTTACGAATCTAGGGATTCTTCTGAGTATTACAGATGATCAACTAGTTAAAAAATTGGAAGGAACTGATATTCTGCAGAAACGAAATATAGTTATTGGGCATTCTATAATATTCGGAGCTGTTTCTATTTTTCTTTCAATGTTTTGGGTCTTAAGAGTTAATTTTAATTTTTTAAATAAGAGAATGCTGGATATAATGAAAGAATGGTTATTTTATATAGAAATTTTTTCTTTGGTCATAAGTATTTTGTATTTTATACTCTCAATTAAAAAAATGATAGAATTATTATCATTGATTCATGTGCCAAGGAAAAGGTATACGGCAGATCAAATTACGAAAATGAAAAGAAAAATATATAAAGAGAAATAAATAGTAAGAGATGACGGTAGTCATCTCTTTTATATTGTAAAAATGATAAGAATCTCTGGATAATTATTGACATATGGTTAACCATATGATATTATATATACATAAGGAGGTGAGAAACAGATGGGCAAGAAGAAACGAAAGAAAAAGTCCAAAATCGACTTAAAGACATTGGCAGTCAGTGCGATAATGGACTTAATCATCGGAATCATTTTATTGATTCTCGACAAGCTATTAAATTAGCCGAGAGGGGCGAAAGCCCTTCTCTAAGATAAATATAACACGGTGGCTCATCTGTGTAAAGTATGTTGTGGAAGTTAGGAATATTTTTTATTGTTATAGGCATGGGAAAGCTGGCTTATTATTTAGTAATGAAAGTGAGGGATAAACATGCCGAAAGGTAGTCCAAAGCCCCAGACAATTGCATCTGAGAAATATCAGAAAAAAGCAGGGTATATGACAAAGGGGTTTAAATTGAAACGTGATCTTGTGGAGGAATTTGAAACAGCCTGCAAAAAGGCAGGAGTAAGTCAGGCTTCTCAGGTCACGAAAATGATGAAAGAATTTATCGAAGAAGTAGAGAAGGCATCCGAGTGATCGGGTGTCTTTTTGCGTGTAAAGGAATCTTGCATAACATTATTTCCTTCTTATATATTTTTATGCATCTTTATAGAAAGATGAGATGTTTTGATGTATTATTAGAAAAAATACTTATGGGAGGAAGAGATTATGATTATTGTAAAAGTGATAGAAAATGAGATTAATTGGAGTGCTATAAGTGCAATAGCGTCGATTTTAGCTAGCATTACAGCCATTATAACTGTGGTAGTTGCTCTGTGGCCTTATATTAAAAAAGGTAAGTTGTATTTTACGTTATATGACAATATTAGACAAGGGCCTGTTTTAACAATCATAAATACAAGTAATGGAACACTGGTTATTGAAAAAATTAATTTTTATACTAAAATATTAGGTCATAAAAAATTTTTTTTCATTGACAATTATTTAAAATACCAAGATGATATGGTATCAGATAAAAATGACTTTTTTTTATTTCCCAATAATGTGAAGCAAATAGAGTTTAATGCGACTAGAATATTTGAATATATGTCAAATGTAGCTGGTTTAAAGCGACATCATAAGAAATTGAAGGTATGGATTACTGTTGAAACTAATGTAGGTAAAATAACTATTAATACAAAAATGAGCGCAAATGCCTTTATAGGTAGATTGTTAAGTCAATCAAATGCATGGAAACATAGAGATGTTGATTCGTGGTTTAGCTAAAGAATATTTTAAAAAGTTGTTGTTTAATGAGAAAAGCGAGGTGAGCCTGATGGAAATATTATCAAATGCGAGGTATGAAAAATTTGTCCAGTGTTTGCTGCAGGGAATGAGCCAAAGAAAGGCTTACCGTGAAGCGTTTCCACAATCGACAAAGTGGAAGGACAACACAGTTGATGTAAAAGCTAGTCAATTGTTTTCAAATGATAAGGTTTTGATAAGGTATAAGGAATTACAGGAAGAATCAAAAGATGCGGCTATAATGAAAAGGAAAGACCGTATGATTGTCCTTAGTGAAATAGCTTCGGATGAATGTGGAAAGCCTGATGCCAGAATTAAGGCAATTGACACGCTGAACAAGATGGATGGGCAATATGTCAATAAAGTTGAAGTATCGGGAGCCTTAGTTACTGAAAAGACCAAATTGGATGACCTGATTAAGCAGATGCGTGATGGTGATGGATAGTGAGTAACGAAAGATTAGTGCTATCGGACAAATACAAAGCATTCTTGCGCTGTGATGCGCCAGTTGAATTCCTGGAGGGCACCACGGCCGCCGGAAAGACTACAGTGGGTCTGTTTAAGTTTATGCTCAAAGTTGCTGAAAGCCAGAAGAAGCTACATATCATTGCGGCAGATGACACCGGAGCTGCTGAAAAGAATATTATCCAGAAGGACTTAGGTATTTTGGATGACTTTGGAGTGTTAGTGGAATATAAAGGGAATGGTTCTGGAGAATATAAGATGCCGCATCTCTTGTTTCATACCTCTTCAGGAGACAAAATAGTCTTTGTAGTTGGATATGGCAACAAAAGTAAGTGGAAGGACGCTCTGGGTGGACAGTATGGCTGCCTGTATATTGACGAGATCAACACTGCCGATATCGAGTTTGTGAGAGAGGCTGCTATGAGATCAGATTACCTGATGGCTACCCTAAATCCGGATGATCCGAACCTTCCGGTCTACAAAGAGTACATTAACTGTTCCCGGCCGTTGCCAGAGTGGGAGAATGAAACACCGCAGGAAATTAAAGATGAATTGAAAGAAGAGCCAAAGCCCGGATGGGTGCATTGGTTCTTTTCTTTTGCGCATAATCTGGGATTGGCCAAAGAAAAGCTGGATCGGATTATACAGAATACGCCTCCGGGGACAAAGATCTGGAAGAACAAGATCCAGGGATTGCGCGGTAAAGCAACGGGACTCATTTTTCCGAACTTTGACCGGAAGAAACATGTGGTTACGGAAGCATGGGTTAAACAGCAGGTCAAAGACGGGAAGATTAAGTTCAAGAAATTTACAGTTGGTCTGGATACGTCCTATTCAAGCAAATCACCTGATACTATTGCAATGATCTTCCAGGGCATTACAGAGGATCGTAGGCTGATCACACTGGCAGAAAAGGTATACAGCAATGCGAACCTTGATACACCGCTTGCACCATCGGACACGGCAATCAAATTCGTAGAGTTCTTGGATCTCTGTCAGAAGAAATGGGGATTTGCGAAAGATACATTTATTGACTGTGCAGATGCGGCGACCATTACGGAGCTGCGTAAGTACAAACGTCTACATGGCTGTGTGTATAACTTCATAGAGTCATACAAGAAAGTTGAAATTATCGATCGAATTAAGTTGCAGCTTGGATGGATCCAGCAGGGGTGCTACCTGGTTGTGGATACCTGCGTGGAGCATCTTGGGGAATTGGATCGGTATAGCTGGGACGAGGACAAGGATGTACCGGAAGACAGGAACGACCATACGATTAATTCCAATCAATACGCCTGGATCCCATACCGGCAGATGATTGGCTTTGAACAGGAGGAATAGAAAGTGGGTGTAATTAAGAAGATGAGCGAGAATATCAAGCGGGGTATCCGAAGCTGGCTGAATGTAACGCCAGCGAACCCGTATAGTATCCAGATCAATGAGGTGATGGATTTCGAGCTGAATGCCATCCGTAACCGGATCTGGTACCGTGGTGACGGGAATGAGCTGGAACAGATGTACCAGCAGAATCCAGAATGGGCAGACAAGTATAAGTTCTGGGCAAGCAGATGTACGCCGGGCATGGAGATGCGGAAGATCCATACAGGCCTGCCGGGATTGATTGTTCGTACATTGAACAGCATCGTTGTCGCAGACATGAATGATTTCAAGTTCGAAAATTCTGCACACGAACAAATCTGGAAGGAGATCGAAAAAGACAATAAGTTCCGGAAGAAGTTCGAACGATCTCTGAAGGAAGTGCTGTACATTGGTGACGGTGCCTACAAGGTAACGATCGACACAGCTTTGAGCCAGTACCCAATTCTTGAATGGTATCCCGGGGAACGAATTGAACTTGTCTGGGATAGAGGAAGGCTGAAAGAGATTGTCTTCAAGACCCCGTACACGAGCCATAGGCAGCAATATATTTTTTATGAGCATTATGGGTACGGATATATCCGGAATGAGCTGTATAGAGGAGATACCGAGGTTCCGCTTACTGCAATTGATGCGACGAAGGGAATCAGGGACGTAACATTCGACGATACGGTAATACTGGGTGTACCACTGCAGATCTACGAGTCGACGAAATACGAAGGACGTGGCGGATCCATCTTTGACGGAAAGCTGGATAGTTTCGATGCCTTTGATGAAACGTGGTCACAATGGATGGATGCGTTGAGGGCAGGCCGCACGAAAACGTATATCCCGGAGTGCTTAGTACCGCATAACCCAGAAACTGGAAAGATAATACGCCCTAACCCGTTTGACTGTCGATATTTTGCTTCGGACAATGATATGGGAGAGAAGGCCGAGAACAAGATTCAGACAGATCAACCGGTAATCCCTCATGACAGTTATCTTGCATCATATTGTACCGCTCTTGACCAATGTCTGCAGGGAGTTATTTCTCCTTCTACGCTGGGGATCGACGTAAAGAAGCTGGACAATGCAGAAGCCCAGCGAGAAAAGGAGAAGGCAACACTGTACACAAGGGATGCAATCATCGAAGCATTGCAGGAAACATTGCCAGATCTGGTGTCAGCGTGTATCAATGCGTATAACATTTTGAATAAGAAACCTGTTGAAGATGTTAAGGTGGATATCCCATTCGGAGAGTACGCTAACCCTTCGTTTGAGAGCCAGATTGAAACACTTGCAAAGGCGCGTCCGGGCAGTGCGATCATGAGTATCGAGGCACAGGTAGAAGAGCTGTATGGAGACAGCAAGGAGCCAGAATGGAAGGCCGAAGAAGTACGACGCCTTAAGAAAGAAGCTGGAATCGAAGAAATGGAGGATCCGCAGATTAATACGGCTACAGGCAGTTTTCGGATTGGAGGTATGATAGATGCAGGTAAAAGTGGGGAATCGCACATATCGGATGAGCCGGAAGGAATACCAGGGACTGCTCAAAATAGCAAAGGATCAAGTCCCGATGGGAATCTACGCACTGGAAAAATCTGATTATGCTGAACTCCGGTGTGACCACTGTAAAAGCATTACGCAGCTGAAATACATGACATGGCAGTTTAAGACACAGGGGTTTAAGGTTCTGTCTAATAAGGAGGCACTATGAAGTTACCATATTTATTTAATCTTGAAGGGTACTGTGAAGGGTGTCCATACTTTTGCGCAGATACTACAAGCGTATCAGTAGAAACTTTAGGAGAAGAAATTCCGAGGTATGTGCATACGGTGGGATGCACAAATCAGGATATTTGCAGAAGGGTAGTGGATTTTATAGGTAGGGTGAAGTGAGATGGATGAGTATGACATCGGCAAAGCGTTCGAAGCTATAGAAGATGAGCTTATTGCTTCTATGATGCGGAATATGAAACGACACAAAGTCGAGGAAGCGGCGGAAGAGAAACAGTGGGCTATGTGGCAGGCAGAACAGCTGAAAGCCCTCGAGAAATACAAGACACTGAACCGCAAGAAATTTAACGGTTTTTTCTCTGGCATAAATGGAGAGATTGAGAATATAATCCAGAGCGCAAGGAAACATGGAGGAATGGATCAGGAGAAAGAGATCTTACAGGCAATCAAGGACGGATTCGTTCCAAATACGTCATCTCCGGGAATGAATGCGGAATTCTTTAAACTGAATGACCGGAAATTGGACGCACTGATAAAATCTACAGTGGATGACATGAATATTGCCGAAACAGCAGTTTTACGCCGCGCAGATGACCAGTATCGTAAGATAATCTATAATGCCCAGGTATATGCCAACACGGGAGCCGGTACTTACGAGAAAGCGGTGGACATGGCCACTAAAGACTTTCTTTCCCGCGGAATTGATTGTATAGAGTATGAAAACGGGGCGAGACATACAATCGCAGACTATGCTGACATGGCAATCCGTACAGCATCTAAGCGTGCATATCTGCAGGGAGAAGGGGAAAAGCGGCAGGAGTGGGGAATCTCCACAGTCATCATGAACAAGCGTGGGAATTCTTGCCCGAAATGTCTTCCGTTTGTCGGAAAGGTTTTGATCGATGATGTGTGGAGCGGTGGGAGCAGGAAAGATGGACCATATCCGCTCATGAGCAGTGCAATTGCCGCAGGACTCTATCATCCTCGATGCAAAGACAGCCATATTACATACTTTCCGGGAATCAGTACTCCTCCAGATGATAAATTTAGCAAAAAGGAGCTGTCTGATATAGAGCAGAATACAAAACTGGATGTGAGGCTGGACTATACAAAGCGACAGGCGGATAAATATGCAAGGCTTTCAAAGTATTCTTTAGATTCTGAGAACGCGGATAAATATAAGAAAAGAGAATTGAGTTTAAGAGAAAAAGTCGATATTTTTTATAGAAATAGCAGAAAGGAGATATCTAAATTAAAGACTGGATTTATGAGCGAGGCTTCGAAGATTGAAAATGAGAGTGCAAGAACACTACTTATCCAGTCTATTGATAGGGTTGAAATAAAAATCACTCCAAATCTGCAATCGAGGTATAATGGCAGAGAAAAGACAATATATCTTTCGCAGATGGCTGATAATTCAACATTATCTCACGAACTATTTCATGAAATTGATTTGACATATGGACTGATTGAAAATGGAATGTTTGGCAAATCAGCAAAGTCAGATTATAGTCGGCTTCAGAACCAAGCAACCGGTTATGGAAAAACTATAGAAGGCATGCTATACTCAAAATATAAAAATGCTTTTTACGTTAATAAAGAGGGAGAATTAAGGATAAAAGAAAAGTATCGAGGAATATCGGATATTCTTCATGGGATGTCAAACACTGAAATTTATTTAGGATTTGGCCATACACGGAAAAGATACTGGGAGAAACCGCTGAATTTAGAACACGAAATATTTGCGCAGTGTGGCAGGATCATCTTTGATGGGGATGAAGAGGTTATGAAAATAGCAGATGAGATATTTCCGGATGTGATGCGAGAGATGAAACTGCGGTTAGAGGAGATGATGAAATAATGTATAGAGGCAAGCAAACAGATAGACTAAAGACCCTTCGAGAAAAATATGAGGATCTTTTTGGGTTTGATCCAGACGGAGAAATGGAATTGGAATTTGGGGATAACTATAAAAGGTATGTAAGTGTTCTTCAGGAGTGTGTTGACACTAAGAGGGATTTGTTTGAAGTACTTAATATTGATGATTAGTACCACCAGTCGAAATGACCGGTGGTATTTTTTATCTCCTCAATAGTGAGGGGGTTAAGAGCTATGTAGACTATGCAAAAAGAAGAGGCGGTGATCCGTATATCTCCCTTCGAGGCGCGGGGTTATGCGTCTTATTTTTATGCCCGAAGGCATTAAACTACGGTGAGACACACTGCAGAAACTGTCCGTGCAGACAGCACATGAAAAACTGTAATAGAGAGACACTCTTACAACTGTTTGAAAGGAGACACAAGATATGGAGAATAGAACATTACCATTAAATATTCAGTTCTTTGCAGAGCCAGGTGCGCAAGATCCACCAGCAGGAAACCAAGGGGTGCAGACTCCACCGGCCGGCGCAAATCCACCAGCAAGCCAAACGCCACAGATTGACTATGATAAGATTGCGCAGCTTATCCAAGGGAAACAGGCGGCAACGGAAGACTCTGTAATCAAAGGGTATTTAAAGCAGCAGGGTCTTACCAAGGAGCAGATGGAACAGGCAATTGCCACATTTAAGCAGCAACAGGCGGCAAATACACCGGATATCGGGGCGATCCAGACACAGCTTACCCAGGCGCAGGAGGCGGCACAGAAAGCGATGGTGGACAGTGCGGCAACAATGGCGGCGGTAGGGCTTGGGATCGATGTAAAAACTATCCCGTATGTCTTAAAGATGGCAGATTTAAGCCAGGTAATGGGGCAGGATGGGAAAGTAAACGAAGAAACTTTAAAAACGGCTCTGAATAAAGTACTGGAAGATGTACCAGCTTTGAAACCACAGGCACAGCAGGCATCTGGATTTCAGATCGGCGCTTCAGGTGGGAGCCAGACAACAACTAATGAGGACGCTTTAAAGAAAGCGTTTGGACTTTAAGAAAGAGAGGAATTAATACATGGCAGTATATGATTATGCGACAACATTTACACAGCTTCTGCAGCAGAAATATGCAAAGGAATTGTGTTCTGATGCGCTGACACAGAGTAACCAGGGCGTGAAATTCATCAACGCTCAGACAATCAAATTACCGAGGATGGCGGTGACAGGATACAAAGATCACACCAGGACACCAGGATTCAATTCTGGTACGCTCAGCAACGATTGGGAGGCAAAGAAACTGGAACACGACAGGGATGTAGAGTTCTGGATTGATCCGATGGACATCGATGAAACGAACCTTACGCTCTCTGTGGCAAACATTCAGAACACTTTTGAAACAGAGCAGGCGATCCCTGAAAAAGATTCCTACCGGTTTTCCAAGCTTCATGCGGAATTGACTGCTTATTCTGGCCGGATCGACAACACGGTCATTGATGCAGCAACATTTCTTGAAGCATTTGACGAGGAAATGGCGATCATGGACGAAGCAGGCGTACCGGAAGAAGGCAGGATGCTGTATGTGACTCCTGCAATGAACAAGATCATCAAAGAAGCAGAAGGGCTTCAGAGGGTAATGACGGTAACTTCCCCGGCTACAATCAACAGGAATGTACATAGTCTGGATAATGTCACAATCAAGATGGTACCGGCAGCACGAATGAAGACAAAATATGACTTCACCGATGGCTGCACAGCGGCCGCAGATGCAAAACAGATCAACTGGATTCTGATCCATACTTCCTGTGTGGTATGCCGTGACAAATACAGCTATATCAAACTGTTTACTCCGGGTACTGACAGCCGTACAGCAGATGGATATCTGTATCAGAACCGTAACTACGGCGATCTTTTCCTGTTGGAGAAGAAGGTAGAAGGCTGTGCCATGAATGTACAGGCATAAGGAGGAAGAGAAGTGAAAGCAGTAAAAGGAAACAAGGAATATACCATTGATGAGGCTCAGCAGAAGAGTTATCAGGATGCCGGATTTGACATTGTAGAAGATGGTGAAGTGATTGCATATGGGCGAGGAAAGACGGTGCCTTATGATGATTACATGAAAGCTGTGAAAGAAATTGAGAATCTACGTGGGATTATCGCTGAGTTAAAAGACACACAGAATGGTTCGGAAGCACCAGAGGAATCTCAGAAAGAAGCTGTTAAGAAGACGACAAAGAAAGCGAGTGAGTAATATGGCTTATGAACCATATGCGACAGCAGAATATTACAGTGAAGTTTATAACGGTAGCATAATCCCGGAAGAAGACCAAGAGAAAGTACTTCGGCAGGCCAGTCGGCATATTGATTCCCTGACTTACAATCGTATTGTAGGCGGGGGAATTTCTGGTCTTACGGCATTCCAGCAGGAGATCGTGCAGGAAGTATGCTGTATGCCGAATTTGAGTACCAGAACAGGGAGATCTTCGACATGATCCTACAGGGCTACTCCATAAACGGAGTGAATATGCAGTTTGGTGAAAGCTGGAATGTAACAGTGCAGAAGGGGATACCGATGCGCAGGGATGTATTCGAGCAGTTGAGTCAGACGGGGTTATGCTGCAGATTAGCGAGGTGAGAGCATGAAATATCCATGTTTGGTGTTAAAACAGTTCTGTAATACGCCGATACAGGTGGTATTAGAGGAAATGAATGTCTATGGAGAGCCTGAGACAGTCTTTGACCAAGAATTAATGTGCAACTATCAAAGCACAGGGAAAACAGTTCTTACCGCAGATAAACGGCTCATACAGCTTTCTGGTATTGCTCTTCTCCCCGGGGATATTGCACCCGAAGTTCCGAATTTAAGTGGCGGTACCGCTACGATACATGGGCAGGAGTGGAAGATCTATGAGGGTACGAAGGCAAGAAATCCGGATGGCACAGTAAATTACACGGAGTTGAGATTCGAATGATTAAAGTAAATTCAAGGGTGAAGTTAAACATGCCGAAGATCCGGCAGCTTACTAAGGCACAGATCACCGCGTTGGAACAGACTGCGGACGCTCTACAAAAGGAAGTAATCCAGGCGCAGGTAATGCCATTTGATACAGGAAACCTGCAAGGTGAAAGCACTTTTGTAGACTATTCCAGTTCCAGATCCGGCAGGGTGACGCTTGCTTCCAGCACTCCTTATGCCCGCCGGCTCTATTTCCACCCAGAATACCATTTCAATACTGATGAGAATCCAAATGCCCGGGGAGAATGGCTGGATGACTGGACGCCCGGTGGAAAGAAACAGAATTTTGCCCCAAGGGCATTCAAAGAATTTTACAGGAGGAATGCAGGGTTATGATGCTGGCAGACGTAAGAGATTTTATCGCGACCCTTGGTGTTGCGGAAGACAGAAATGTGTATATGGGCAAGTTGGAGAATAAGAAACAGAAGAGCATCGGCGTGTACAATTCCAAGCATGAACATGCGTACACGCAGGCAATAGGTGGCAAAGAAAACGCATCATATTCCTCGAAATACGTTACCTTGCTCGTACATTGGAATAAGTCATGCAGGGATGCAGAACGTGCCTCTATGAAGTTGTTTTCGAAGCTGGAAGAGGTACGGGAGGCGGAGATAAACAAGGCAAAGATAAAGTTTGTCCGGCTGCTTACGGATCCGGTAGATGTGGGAACGGATGATGCAGGAATTTATGAAACAGTGATAGAAATAGAAATAATTTATGAAAGGCAGGAAAAATAATGGCAGATGTAAAAGGTGTATATCCGGTATACGAGAATCAATTTAAAGTTGGTGCAGATAAGGAAATTGCAACATCTATTGCGGATATGGAGACTTTTTCCTTATCCTTTGACAATGGGGTAGAAGAGTGGAACCCGATGGATCAGGAAGGATGGATGCGTAGATTAATGACGGCAAAATCCATTACGATTACAGTAAATGGAAAGAGAAATGTGGGTGACAAAGGAAACGATTATATTGCAGGAAAAGCTTTTGTAAACGGCAGAACTGCAGAAGGTTATTTCGGATGGATCTTTCCGGATGGAACCACAGTTGACTTTGAAGGTGCAGTATTTAATGTTACCAATATTGGAGCAGGAGATTCTACGGGTGTTGCGCCTCTGGAATTCGATATCATGAGCAATGGAAAACCAAAAGTAACCGCTGGCAGTGTTTCTGCGTAGGAGGATATATGAAAAAAATAGATATCACAGAGAAACTGAATTTTGAAGAGAATCCAAGGATAGTAATTAAAGGAACAGAATATGAAGTAAACGCAGATGCGCCTACAATGTTGAAGATCATGGGAATGTTGGGAGATGGTAAGGATATATCCCCCAATGATGTAATTTCTATGTATGAAATGATATTTCAGAAGAAAGAAAGAGACAAAATCGACAAGCTGAAACTGCAGTTCAAAGACTTTGAAACTGTTGTATATGCGGCAATCAGCTTGATCACTGGGGAGAATGAAGCCCAGGGAGAGTAGTGACCCGTACTACGATCTGATAGATGATTTCGACTTGATCGTAAGCAGTTTTCAGACGCAGTACGGGATTCGGTTATCAAGGGAGCTGGACACAATGAAGTGGGATGAGTTCAAGGATCTGTTGGTTGGAATCAGTCCAGAAACACCACTTGGAAGAATTGTAGCTATCCGGGCAGAAGAGAATAAAGATACTCTAAAGCATTTTTCAAAAGAACAGCATCGCATCCGAAATGAATGGAGAAAGCGTACAGCAAAGGCCGTAACTGAGGAACAAATGGCCAGTGTATTAGAGCAGTTTAAACAAATGTTCATTTCAATGGCAGGAGGTGTGAAAGATTGAGAAAATAAAGGTAAAGTGCCCTTATTGTGGACATGAACAGAAAGTGCAATACACTGTGGATGCTAAATGCCGTGGTGTTTTTTTAAAGTGCCAGGGGCGGCACTGCAGAAAAGAGTTTGAAATTAAGATTAACGCAGACAAGTAGTGCCATTGTGCCGATGTCTTTAAAAGGCAGGTGGTATAATTGGGCGCTTCAAGCGTGGGTGAGATCGGATTGGATCTCGTAGTAAATCAAAATCAATTTAACAGACAGATGTCTGGGATTCAAAGTATGGCCAAAAAGGTAGGGGCAACCCTTGCTGCCGCCTTTGCAGTTAAAAAGATCGCTGACTTTGGAAAAGAATGTCTGAAACTTGGATCTGATCTTGCAGAAGTGCAAAACGTTGTGGATGTAACATTCCCTTCCATGACAGCACAGGTGGACAAGTTCGCAAAGAGTGCTGCGGCGTCATTCGGATTATCCGAGACGATGGCAAAGCAATACACCGGAACATTTGGTGCAATGGCGAAGGCTTTTGGATTCTCGGAATCTGCAGCCTATGACATGGGCACTACGCTTACCGGTCTGGCCGGAGATGTGGCATCTTTCTATAACATTTCACAGGATGAGGCGTACACGAAGTTAAAATCGGTGTTCACAGGTGAAACCGAGACGCTGAAAGATCTCGGAATTGTAATGACGCAGTCAGCGTTGGATTCTTATGCAATGGCAAATGGATTCGGGAAAACGACCCAAGCCATGACAGAGGCCGAGAAAGTTGCCCTGCGGTACCAATTTGTGCAGCAACAGCTTTCATTGGCTCAGGGGGACTTTATCCGTACTTCAGATGGGTGGGCGAACCAGGTAAGGATCTTGAAGCTTCAGTTCGATTCCCTGAAAGCGTCCATAGGCCAGGGGCTTATAAATCTGTTTACACCAATATTAAAAGCAATCAATACTGTATTGGGGCACCTGACAACTCTGGCAAATGCATTCAAGAGCTTTACGGAATTGATCACGGGGAAGAAGTCAAGTGGATCTGGCGGAGTTGCAAGCCCGGTATCTGATCTTTCAAGTACAGCGTCAGATGCGGCATCCGGATTAGGCGGCGCATCTGATGCGGCAAAGGATCTGGGAGACAAAACATCAGGGGTTGGAAAAGCGGCCAAGAAAGCGGCAAAAGAGATGCGCTCACTTGCCGGATTTGATAAAATTACAAAACTCACAGAAGCAGATACCTCTGATGCGGATGATTCCGGAGGCGGAGGCTCTGGTGGAGGATCTGGCGGCGGATCTGGATCCGGAGGAAGTCTGGGAAATGCAGTGGATTTTGGAAACCTTGCACAGGGTGATACCGTTGTTGACAAACTGGGCGGTAAATTCAAGGGCTTAATAGACCGGGTGAAAGAGCTGGCAGGGCTGTTTAAAAAAGGGTTCACTATTGGATTCGGAGATTCTGAAAAACGAATTGATTCTATTAAAGACCATTTGGAAAGCATTGGCGAGTCTCTAAAAGGGATTTTTACTGATAAAGGAGTGGTGGATTCATTTAACGGACTACTGGATTCTCTGGCATTAAATGCGGGTAAAGTTGCCGGATCTATGGCCAGCATAGGAATAACCATTGCAGACAACCTGATAGGAGGATTTGATAAATATCTGCAGAAAAGCAGTGGGTACATAAAGGAGCGTCTGATTAAGATATTTGACGCAAATACGCGAATTCTGGATCTGTTTGGGGATCTGTGTGTGGATATCGCGGATATCTTTTCGGTGTTTGCAAATGATGACGGAAAGACGATTACGGCTTCCATTATCGGAATATTTGCTGACAGTGTTCTCGGAATACAGGAAATGATGAGCCGTGATACGGCGAATGTTCTTTCGGTCATTGCGGGAGTAATTTCCGAGAACAAGG